TATATTTGTGCCAACGAAAATATACGAAAGTAGGAAAGTGCCCAGCTGGGAAAACGACAACACTGATGAGGCATTCATAGATATCCCCAATGCTTGCACGTCCAGAATCGGGTTAGTCCCGAATGGATTAGCAGCAGTCTGTGTCGTTTGACCAGTCACTAGTCCACCAGCAACTTCACTAGGAACGAAGTCTGGTGTCATCAATAGTATGTCATATTCCACGTACAACTCACCAATTAAAGACGAACCAGCCTGCGCAATAGTGCTAACATTAAGCGTCCCGACATCATATAGTTTGATGTCGGTAGCAGCCGGAACAGAGACAAACCTATTATAGTAGGAATTTCTCTTATCAAGGTCTTCTTTAAGTGAAGTATGTACGCAAGGATTCCAAGGAGCTGACCTAACAGCACCACGATAAGCCATGGCCTGCTGTTTATTAACAGGTGCAGGATCTGATGCATCATAATCAACCGTAAGTATTATGGTACCTACTGCTGACGTTGCGGCATCAGTCTCGTAAAGGAATCGCAGTCGTCTAAAACGATAGGATTCATAATTACGAGCAATCTTGGAAAGCCAAGGGAAAGTCGCTGACATACCCGGATTTATTGGGTACTGTGTATTCGCAAAAGCAATAGAACCAGCCACATCAGCTACGTACTCACGATGGACTATAATACAGTCACCATTCGGTACTGATCTTATCATTGGTGGTTGGTTCTTGACTACTAAAGTTTTAGCTACTGGAGCGCTAACTCTTTGGTTGGGCTGATTAATTCGGCCTTGTCGTTTCTTCTGCTTCTTGCTTTGCTTTGCTTGAGGGCGATTGTTGTTAATCATTGAAGTAGGGTTCGTTGTATTCATTCGAAATAAAGGTTATAGAAAGTAAATTCGAATAGGGCCGCCAAATCGGCCCCTCCATAACCTATGTAGTCAATTCAATTACTTAGCCTTCCGTGTGCCACTACGGCCACGAGGCGTTTGACTCTTGGATCTAACGTCCGGTTTCTCAACCCAAGTACCTTCCTGAATTCTTCTCGCTTTGAAGTCTGCAAATGTCTCTGTCACCTTTTCTGGTTCTTTCCAGGTCCCTGCAGCAACTCTCCGCTTCTTATACTCATCGAAGGTCTCTTTAGACTTATTCCAATTATCAACAGTGCTCTTAGATACTTTACCTTTGTATTTACTAAAAGACACATCCTTAACAGGAGGTACATAATTCTTGATCTTCATTCCAAAAGGGATGACCATACCATCAACCACTACTGGAACTGCCGATTTGGCGGGTAACGGTTCCAAAAGTAGCGGGGGTTTTAGCATTGTTTCTAGATCAAGAGTACTGTCCAACCATGAATTAAACCTTGCAACATCTATACCGGGCAATTGCTGTTCCAACAAGTCCCACATCCATTCCGCCTTAGAATTAGGATATTGGTTCTCTTTCGGTAAGTGTGAATTCCAAGAAGAAATACTAGCTAACTGTGAATCATGTTCGAAAGCCGCACCGTTTATCTGAACGGCTCGACTGACAAAACCTCCAATTATTGGAGTGTGTTCATCAGAAAGGATGAATGAGCGGCATTTCTCCATCAACTTATCTACTGGTCTGACTTTGGGTGGTAACACTATGGTGGCATGAAACTTTGACAACTGTCGTCTTATATCACAACATGAGTTCACATCACCAAACCAAACCTCAGGAGAATAATATCTCGCAAGGAATGTTACACCAAAATCACCACGCTTAATTGATGAATAAGTCACTTTCTGCCCCATCATGGTAGCAGCTTTCTCATACATCGCACCATCCATATCAGGAGACAGTCCGTCATCTCCTCCGTAAATTCCCAACATGTTCCATGATTCTTGTGGGCCTCTATAGGCTCCATTTATTCTGGTCATTCTATAACTAAGATAAGTTATATAGGAATTCACTACACCATTGAACGCAGCGGTTTCTGGTGATCCTGATAGGCGTGCATAGTAATTCTCATACATCACTCCAAGCTGTCCATAACACTTTACACCATATTGAGTTCTATGTAATTCAGAAATCTCATCATGGTAATCTTGATTGAAGGCTCTAATTAATGCTCTTTTCTCAAGTTCTCTGGTAAGGTTTGAACAATGTCCGTCAAATCTACTAAAATCAGAATTGGTTATGCTATGTGCTTCAGTGCAAACACTGGCTACCCTTTCAGCTATCTCTGCTGGGGTTCGGCCAAAGGCATACCAAGGTTGCTTCTTCAAAAGTTCCACAAACGAGTAGATAAACTTTGAATAAGCTGCCTTATCACATCCGTTGATCTGACTTATAAGTCTGGGATCTTTGCAATCCGGATAAGCCTCTTTCTTAAGAAAGACTTGTGATTTAGGTTCTGATTTAATAAACTGACCGTTTTCCAAAATTCTGCGTTGTGATGGTTTAGCTTGTCTAACATATAGCTCATCATCATCAACTGGGACTAATTTGTACTTTTCCGGAATCAATAGTTCGAGGTACTCTTCCATTGTTCTATCTAGGAAGTGTAACATCGGGAGCTCTTGCTGCCTCACTTTTATAATCCGGCCATTAACGGCTTGTTGTTCGTTATCTATGGTCATGTCAGGTGCAAAACACTCGTGGACTAATGGACTCATAAAACCACGTAACATTGGCTTGGCTTCAGGATTATAATTGATGACTTCGAATTGGTACCGTCTAACAGAATCTGGCACAGGACAAACGACATCTGGTTTAGAATTCACTTTCGAACGGTGATAGTCTAGCAATACAGCGGCAGCTATCCTATCATTGTCCACGAAAGACAACACTTGAGGCATTGTCAAATCGAACTTACTTGTCTTAGAGATCGTAGCAAGTGTATCATCAACTGGTGCTGGAACCAAAGCTTGCGCAAATGTTCCAGTTTTACCCGTCGAAACAAACACTCCGTCTTCACTAGCTGTCATAAGCCTAGTGAAGCCTGCGCCTACTGATAATCTCAATCTCTCAAGC